GCCAAATCCACATTTCTTACAACACCATATAGAAGTTGAAGGGGTATCAGAATGAATAGGCGATGACAAATGGAAAGAGCTGATACCCCTAGATGTTAATTCTAATTCCCCACCATATATGCTTAACATTGGTGGTCTAATATGTAATAAAGAGTGATTAAACTCAACTAATAGTAATTGATTAGGTGTATTATTAACAAACCAATTATAATCATCAATAGTTCTATTCATTTTATTTACCTTTTTAGCTTCAGCAACTACAATAACACCTTGAGGGGTATCATTTAGTTTATCCAATATCTTTGTAAGAGAAGAGTGCATCTCTCTAATTGTTTTAAGAGCTTCTGCTTGTTCAGCTTCTTCTCTTAGTGATGCCATAGAAATACCGTAAAAACGGTCAATTAGAGATATTGCTTCTCTCTCTTTAGGAGTTGATTTGTGATATGCTGATCGTGACTTATTATCCCCATAATAAGTACCATAGATACTAGCAAATAGGTTAGATTTCTCTTTCCTACTTATTCGTGCCTGTTGGTGTTTCCGACCACTCATAACAACACCCACAGCACCCACAACCAGCGGATCATATCTGTTTCTAAAAGAGCTGGGGAACTATCAAGTGATCTAATTAATACAATACATAGTAATAAGAACATTAACAATAACAACCCCCTTTTCCTCAACCTTAACCCCCACAGCACCTAAAACCAGCGCACTAATTGTCATATATTGATTTAATTTGTTCGTGGCAAATGTCCTTATCAAGTGGCGCTATACCTATTTATACGTTGATATTTTTTTTGAACAGATCTATATAACATTGTGCGATCAAGATCGCCACCTAAGTATATAAAGCGACTGGAGCGATCAAGATCGGTATCTAAGTATATAAAGCGACTGGCATGATCTAGATCCCAACCTAAGTATATAAAGCGACTCCAACCCTTAACACTTCACGAAGTGCGATCAGAATCACAGGCACGACCCACGCCTAAAAGCGATCACGCTGATTGTGGGTGCTGTAGTCAATAACAACATGGAACTAACGAAAGAAGAGAAGCAACACATTGAGGAAAGACGAGTAAGCATAGAATCAGCTAAAATCTATGAGCAAGTCTTCAATGATATGATAGAACGCTTCCACACTGAAGAGACATTCACAAATAAGAAAGGCGTGCAACAAACTAGTCATAAGTTTGATAGTCAGGCACTTGTCGAATATGTGAACGCAAACTGTCCAAATATGAAACACCAATTAAAAGCTGATTGGCGTGGCATACTAATGATACAGATCGACTAAGAGAAATACAATTAGCTAACCCTAATTTATTTCCACCCACTTTTCTTTTTCTGCAGGCATCGCCCTAGTGGACATGGCGAAAAAATGAAAATTCGAGCTTTACCACATATATAAAAGGCGTAGGTTCTTATTCTTGATCTTCGATAGGTTCTGGGTTATTTTCTATGCCGTTTCCAACAAGTGTACCTTGAACTCTAAATAGGCATCTAATGAGCTGTCTCTTGGAGTGATCGCCAAAGTGATCATTACAGGCAATACACATAACCTTCTCTAACTGTTTATTACCCAGAACCATCTACCCTTGCACCACATATCCTACAACGACATATACCTGACTTATAAACGAAACTTGGGTGGTTACATGGTGTGTGTACATTCATTCATGTTCACCCTTACCACAAGCCTTACAATAAAACTTGAAACATTCAAATTGAAAGTTATGGTGCCATTCACATTTACTCATTTATTCATTACCTCATATTCACTTATAAGGCGTTCAACAACTTTACGCCTATATTCAGTTCCTTTATCATCACCTATAATTTTGGGCAATATACGTTTCCACTCTGAATAATGCTGTTTCCATGTTTTATCATCACTGTACATCATGGGCATATCCTCGTTGAAGCGGTGGCTAGTGTTGAACATTCCCTACCAAAAGGAGCATTTCCACTAGATACATCAGGTGGGTTATAGAAAACCGTGCCAATAAACAAAGTTATCATGAATATGAAAATTGGGATAATCCATATCCACTTTGTAAATATCAATCCATTTTCTCCACTATGGGTTCTAATAATCTCACATAAGTCATTATCTTATATTCAGTACATCCACTTGCTTCGCTTAACCTACGATATGACATACCCATGTTACCATACTTCCTACTACCATCTTTACGGTTCATATCATTCTCTTCTCCCAAACGCATATTTTAACCTTTTTGCAGCACACTTGTCGCATATAGGTGATCCGTTGACTTTGGCAATAGCGTGTTGGTCAAACTGTCGCCAACATGATTCGCACTGGAATTTCATTTAAATTCCTCCAATATATCATTATTAACGTGATCGATTTTTGGCTTTGTATGTTCTTTCAATGCGTTTAGAACGGCAAAAGAACCGACAACGCAAAGTCCAATCGAACCTTCTTGCATCATGCCAAATGGGAGAAAGACCCACATCATGCACACAGAGAACCAAAACCATTTCATACTATACCCACGACATCGAGTTATATAAATCTTACCTAATACCGAAAAAACGCCTTCGGCGTTTATGATGTAAAAGACCGATACCTATTTGCCCTCGTCAGTTAACGTTGTGCGTGTGTGAGATAAGCAGGTATTCGGTGTAATTTGTGTTTGTGATCGCCCTATAAATATGTTATTCGTGTTCGTCTTTATTGCCTAATTCGTCTTTAAGTTCTTTAATTTTATCTTCGGCAAGAAACGTTAACTTCCAAAACAATCGTATTGCCTTGTCGTCTATTTCTTTAGGATTCAACTTCATACCATACTTGTGTGTAAACCAACTAAGTATCTCCGAATAATCTTCGGCTTCAAGTTCAACTGCCATGTATTAGCTTTAAATACTAGTTTAATAAGGATTATTACCCAGCTACTTCGCCACGGTAGTCCTCTCATAAGAGTATGCAAGCTCACACCACTGGGTAATAATACTTATATGTTTCACTATTTAATTGTTATTATGGGCTTAGATAACGGAATCCCTGATTCAGTAGAGCATACACATGAAGATGGCACAATTCATACCCATGTAGATGGTCAAGTACCACATACACATGAGGAGGGAGCTCGAAATTGTATATGTGGAGAGAATGAGAGAAACCGTGCTTGTCGATTACATGGTGGATAAAACCTGACGTATTTTGACGTAATTTAGACAAAGTTTATAAACCCCTAACTAATCTAACATATATGGGTTTAGTAGATTCCATAAAGGGTGTTTTTAGATTAACTGATAAAGGTTATACTGAAACCACAACAAGACCTTCAATTTCACAACCTTACATGAGTACCGATACAGGTGCTAAATTACCAATTTTCCCATTTCCACTCATAATGATTTATGAGTTAGCAGATAACATTGATGCCTTAAGAATACCAATTGAAACACTTAACCGTGAGATATTTAAGAATGGTTTTGAAGTAGTTGAGAAATACAAGTACAAATGTAACAACTGTGCAAAAGAATTTCAATACCAACCTTTAGCAACTGATGTACCTGATGATCAGGCATTTGAAGCTAATAATGACCCAGAAAGTCCACAGCCAAGAAAGAAGGCTTTACCACCACCACAATCAGATGCACTACCTGATAAGGTTCAATGTGATACTTGTGGTTCTACTGACTTGAAAAGACCAAGACCTGAAAACCGTAAGTTGTTGGAAGATATGCTTGATAAACCAGTAAATGGAAACCAGCAAACATTGGAAGATGTTACAAGACAGTTGGAACGTGACTTGGAAATAAGTGATAACGCATACCTATTATGTTTAAAGAATTATTGGATTGATGATAGAACAGGTAAGATAGACCACAAACGTACACATATAAAAGAGTATTTGAGGATCGATCCACCACAGGTGGCTATGATAGCTGACAGTGATGGTAGATTGGGTTATGATGATAAACGTAACAAGTTATTTGTTTGCCCACGTTTCGAACATAGGGATAAACGTTTAACCGAACCTGTTTGTGATAGATGTGGAGCTGAAGCACTTAAAGCTGTTATGGAAGTAAACTCTGTATATTCCATAGGTATTCCACAGCCAAAGAGAGTAGTTTATGGTGAAGGCGAAGTTGTTTTCAAGGCTGGTAAATATAGACCACACTTAATTTATGGTTATTCACCAATTTATTCAATTTGGTCAAAGGCTATGTCCTTATCACATATGGATGAGTATATTAGAAAATACTTTGATAAAATGCGACCACCAAGAGGATTATTGGTAGTTGCTTCACGTAACTATGAAACGTTTAGAAAGTCATGGGATGCTTTATCACAGAAAGCAACAGAAGATCCATACATGATTCACCCACTTATGGTTGAAAGTGACAAGGGTACTGGAAATGCAGCACAGTGGATGGACTTTACAGGTTCATTGAAAGAATTAGAATTTATTGAGATTAGAAGAGAATTAAGAATGATTATTGGAGCAGTTTACGGTGTATTACCATTCTATTATGGTGAAACCCCAAGTGGATGGTCACAAGAAGGACTTCAAGTAACCATTACAAATAGGGCAGTTAAATGGGGTCAAGAACTGTTAGAGAAGGCTTTCTTTAGAAAAATAGCAGAACATCTTGGTGTTGATGATTGGAAATTACAATTAAAGTTGGGAGAAGAAACCGACAAATTAAGAGATTTACAAACAGATGGTGTTGAAATACAAAATATGGCAATGTTGCAACAAATGGGCTTTGAGATTACAAGAACACATACAGGTGAATTTAAAATTAGTAAAGATAGTGCAATAACAGGTGAAATGTTAGCCATGCAAGGTAGTGGTATGGGTGGAATTAATGGTAGAGGTGACATGATGGGTCAGCAACAAGAAAATGCTACTAATTTTCAAGGTGAACCACAAAATTCAAGACCAAGTGATATTGGTGGAACTATGGGACAGTCACCAGCAAGTGGAGCTGGAACCTCACTATCAAAGAAATCAGCATACCCTGATGGAATTACACCAAAGAACTTTGAAGTCGTTAAAAATACATTACAAACAGCCGTTGATTTCCAATGGAAGAAGACTAAAACAGTCGATGAATTGAGAAAATCAGCAGGTATGACAGTTAGACAGGCTAGAAATATAGTTCAAGCCGAATTAGAATCAACAAGGAGGTGGGAAGATGAAAAAGACGACAAAAAGTAACAAAAAAGGCGCTGATGCTGGAACACAGTATAGTGGTTGGACAAAGAACCCACATGAAGAACCTGTAAAAGAGGAAATAAAGATAAAGAAAGTAAAAATTGCAAGTGGAACAGTCAATGTTTACAAGGCAGAATTTGGTGAAATAGACCAATTACTTGATGAAATACGCAAAGAGTGTAGAACACATGGTTTAAATGATTATGCTTGTAAAAATATACGAAACCTACTAGACGATACACTTAAAAAGATCAAGTTATCAGAGAATTAGTATGCCAACAGAATTAGATACAAATAAAGATGCAAACGATCTAACTAAGAAGCTTTGGGAGAAACATCAAGCAGATGAATACACTAGAGTTGATAATTACAAAGAAGCAATTTGTATTAACTGTTTTAAAAGAGATGCAACATCAGCTACAATAGCAGATATTTGTGGTGACTGTGCTTCAAAACGTGGTAGAGAACCACTTCTTGCAACGATAACACATAAAATGTATGGTCTTTGTTTCTTTTGTGGTAAACATAAGTTTAAAGTTGAACAAATAAATGCTAGATTTTGTCGTTCATGTCATAGAAGAATAGCAAATGTAACAAAAGAATATAATAAGAAAGGTGGTTTATTTGGAGCAGATCCATTTTGGATAAAAATGAGAAAGAAGCATGGAAAAGATTGGATGCACATTATGGGTAAGAATTTAGGTAATAAGCGTTAAAGACCTTTACGTTTTTTTAATTTCCATTCTTCATATTCTTTTAAATCAGGTGGTGTTAATAGTAATACTAATAATTGTTTAATTTCCTCTAAATTACCATTTATCGTGTCTAATCTATCTTCTACATCACCTAAAAACAAATCAAATTTCATTTTTCAGGGTAAACCTCTTGAATACATTTATCACATTCTTGCCAATATCCATCATATCGTTCATTACACCTAGGGCAAGTGATTGTATGTGGTGGTATTTTTGCATAACAACTTCTACATTTAAGGAATCTTTCATCAAAAAAATCTTTTTCAAATCTAAACTCATTACATTCTTTACACTTTCTTGACATCTTTTTCCTCCAAAATTAAATTTATTCTATCTCTAAATAAATCATAAAATCTATGTTCATAGTTAATTTTTACTTTACCTTTCTCTAAATCTCCATAAAAACGACCAATTCTAAATTGAAGTTTAGGTTTTCTTAAAAATCTTGGAAATATCTCTAACATTGATTTATTAATATTTAATTTTAAACAATTATATTTAACCAATAATTCTTCACCTGTTTCCCATTCACCTAAACTTTTATTTCTAAAGTGGACTATTGTTCTTTGTAGTTGTGGTTGTTCTTTATGTAAACTTGTATTTGTTATAACGAAAAGTTGTTCACCTTTGATGTAAAGATCCAATAATGGTGTCTCACGCATCTCATCATCTCTATTTTCTCCATATATTTTATTATATGTTGCAATATTTTCATAAACATAAATGGAAGTAGCCATTATTTCTATACAACAAAACTTATTTATAAACCCTTACAAAAACAAAATATGTCAATGACTTGTGAATGTGGTAGTAAATTTTACCCATACACTGATGGTGAACATCATGTGTTCGTTTGTTTTAAATGTGGTAAATTTGAAGGTATAAGTAATGATGACCCTTCATTCATAAATGATATAACTGAAGACCCTGTGTTGATTTTAGAATTAATACAAAGTAAAATACTCGTTCCTATGAAATAGATAATATTCTTTAAATACAATCATATCAAAAGGTATTTATGTTCGAAATGATTGATGAACTGTTCAGTGAAATAGTCATAGCAATAGCTCTTGGTAGTGGTGGAACATTAATAGCATATTTTAGAAAAATATCTTCTACACAAAAGGACTTATGCTTAAGAGTGACACAACTCCAAAAAGCCCTCATTATTTTAGCAACAGCACTAGATAGACAATCTAATAGACTTCATGAGGAAGC